AGTGAACTGCATTCTATGTCTTTGATTCACCTAAGATCTGCAACGCATTGCTCAGGGCTGCTCAGGGCTGCAGGGCTGCGATGCGAGGGGGTGCGTGGGCACAGGGGGGGTGTACGTTATATGTATATGGCCTCGTACAAAAATCAGGAAAATAGAGTCTGTTAACCAAACTCCATTCTTGGCAGCTCCCACACCGAAATAGAAATAATATTTCATAACAAAGACGCAAATGAAACAATCGATCTGCACCGTCAACTACCCAGAGATTGTTGAGTATACTGAACAAAAGCCATCTTACAAAGATGCACATAAAGCTGCACAAACCGCTACCTTCTGTACACACAGATGTTAACAAATAAGAACTATTCTCATTGAAGTTTCATGCAACTTATAAGTATCTATCAAGAAACATCTTGATAGCTATAGGTTTATAAACACCCCCATATGGACCATTTGCTAAACAGATAACATATCTCATTCTTTCTACAGAAAAAGCTTGACATTGGTTTCAATATGTGTAAAACTACCCGTACCTGCACCATGTATGCTTTATGTATACAGGCGATACGAAACAAAGTATAGGCTACCTTCCGGCTACAGGTAAAGAAATGAGCTTGCAATCGGCTGCTGAAGAGAAAAGACTCAGAGAAGATAACAAAGGGGCCACTTTGTTGTCTTGCTTTGGACACTGGCAGTGGTACACCTTACACTGACCAGACTAGACTTGATGTGGGTACTTGTTAAAAGCTGTTGCTAAAAGGGTGGGCTAACAACAGCCATAGATGAACACATCCCTTATGGGCTTTCTAGGTGTATGTTTAGATATTAGTGGTAGGTGGTATGTATTTCATAATGTGATATGTACTGTTCCCTACAGGTAATGGTAGTAGTTTCTTCACAAGATCTCTACCGTTACCTTCATAGACACTATAGACATACATTGGGATAGGTTGTTATGAGTAGCAATAAATGCTACCATACCACCTTAGCTAGGCTATGTGTGTTAGCATGAAGCATTATGAACTATTACACAAGACAACAGCTAGATGATAAAGGTTTAACAAACACATACCCCTACAGTGTGGCTACACAGGCTTCACTAGCATTACACAGAGGCTATGTAGATAAGATGCACCTATTCCACAGTGATGTCTACTATGTCAGAGCATCATTGGAGAAGCATACAGGATATGTATTTCCCTTAGACAGAGTTGAAGAGGCTATGCGATCTGAGGGATGGAAAGAACACAGACACCTACCAAAGAAGAAAGAACATGGCAACAAAGAAAAGCACAGTTAATGCTGCGAACAATTACACCAAGCCTACAATGCGTAAGGCGTTGGTAGCTAGGGTGAAGGCTGGTTCTGCTGGTGGAGATCCGGGAGAGTGGTCTGCTAGGAAAGCACAGCTTGTAGCAAAGAAGTATAAAGCTGCTGGTGGTGGTTACAAATGAAGCCTTCTCAGAAGTCTTTAAAAGATTGGACAGACCAGAAGTGGACAACTAAGTCTGGTAAGCCTTCTGCTAAAACAGGAGAAAGATACTTGCCTGAAGCTGCCATTAAGTCTTTAAGTTCTGCTGAATATGCAGCCACCACTAAGGCTAAGCGTGAAGGCACAAAGGCTGGTAAGCAGTTTGTTAAACAGCCTAAAGAAATTGCTAAGAAGGTGAGGGGGTTCAGATGATTAAAAAAGGTAGTGAAGAGTTTAGCGGATACAATAAGCCCAAGGCTACGCCTAAGCATCCTACGAAGAGTCATGCTGTGTTAGCTAAAGATGGTGATACAGTGAAGCTCATTAGGTTTGGACAACAGGGTGTTAGTGGTGCTGGCTCTAGTCCAGACACTCCTAAGGACAAGGCTAGGCAGAAGAGCTTCAAAGCTCGTCATGCTGAGAACATTAACAAGGGTAAGATGTCTGCTGCATATTGGGCAGACAAGGTTAAGTGGTAACTAAAAGGAATAATGATGGCAACAGAAGCAGAAAAAGACGAAGCTAAGAAAAAGTTTAAACAAGAAAATCCTAATGGTCCGGGCATGTCTGTTAATGTCGGTGGCTATGGTAATTTGATTTTTAAGAATGATTCAGTGTATGATCAGTTTAAAAAAGATCCACAAAGCATGACTTATTCTCAAGGACCGGGGGGTCGTAAATATGTAGAGCCTAAGTCTGCAGACTACGATACTAAATTTAAAGGTGCTGAGTTTGGCGGTGGTAAAGGCGGTAGTAAAGTTAATGATGAAGATGAATTAACTGCTGGTCGTAGTGCTTATGCCAAAGGTGGTATGGTTATCAATAAAGGTATTGGTGCTTCTATGAAGCCCCACAATGTGTTTGGTTCTAAAGGAAAGAAATAATATGGCTACCGATGCAGAAAAAGTTAAGATGTACCGAGAGAAGGCTAAGGACACTTCCATTCCTCAAGAGGTGCGTAACACCTACTTGGACAGAGCCAATGAGCTAGAGCGTAAAGCCTTTGAAGCCACTAAGGTTCCTGAGAAGAAGCTTGCTAAGGGTGGTGTTGCTTCTAAGAAGCCTATGCTTGCCATCATGATTGGTATTGGTAAGCCAACCAAAGCCCCTGCTAAGGGTGGTCCTGCTAAATATATGGAGTTTTCTAACAAAGGAAAACCAAAAGGCATGACCCCTGTTAAAGCAGCCCCTAAAAAGAAGAAGTAAATAGAAAGATTGTCTAATGTATCTGACAAGTAACATCCCATATTTTAAATGTTGGGTTAGAAAAGAGTTTACGAATGGACATCAAAACTATCATGGGGAATACATACATGCATTAGCAGTGGCTGTCACCACCATTCCAGATAGGAGCTTGAGCTTTCAAGTTATCTTCACTGGATGTGAAGCGGATGACGGCAGTCAAGCTAATGTACATGGTGGAGCAATGTGGGCGAGAATGCCCCTTGCTGCGTTAGTAGGTGATATACCTTTAGAGGTATGGCCTGAGCGTATGATGAATCACTTATCACAGCCTTGGGATTGTAATAGTTACAATCATTCAATCATTAGTTTGGAGAGAGCTAAACCTTCTCCTTGGTTGTGTAAGATTAACAATGAATTCTTTACAGGTAGGTATTTGTTCACTGTTGACTATGCTGAGAGTAGTGTGTCTGAAGACCCCTCACAGCATAAACAGAGTCATGTGCTAATACTAACTGATGCGGGTAAATGGACTGGGAATGTTGTGGCTTTGCCAAACAACCGAGTTCGAGTGACAAGTCCAGCCTATTGGCAAACAGGACAGGGTGCGCCTGATTTCAGGCCCAACCAACATATCTATTGTGCGGAGCAAGATGATTCGTATATGGATGCAGAAGAGACTTTCAACAATCTTTACAAGGAGCAAAAGAAATGATGAAATCTAAAATGATGGCTACTGGTGGTGCAGCTATGAAATCTAAAATGGGTGCTAGTGGTGGCATGAAAAAGGGCTATGCTGATGGCGGTATGCCTATGGCTATGCCTATGAAGAAGGGCTACGCTGCTGGCGGTGCTGCTGCTGCTAAGCCTATGGCTAAGAAGGGCTATGCTGTTGGTGGTATGCCTATGGTTAAGAAGGATGGAATGAATGTTCCTGCCTTTGCTGCTGATGGTAAGGGTAAGATGGCTAAGGGTGGTGCTGTTAAAGCACCAATGACCAAGAAAAAATAATGGCTACTATTAAACAAATAGCTAAGGTGGGTAAAGTGATGGGTGAATATAAGGACAAGTCTTTACATTCTGGTAAAGGTGGTAAAGTTGTTACTAGCCCTAAGCAAGCCATTGCCATTGCTTTGTCTGAAGCTGGTGTTAAACAAAAGAAAGCTAAGAAGTGAACATTGAACCTAAGGTTAGAAGTTTAGGAAAAGTGTTGACAGCAGGAGCTGCTAACACTATCTATACTTGTCCTAACAATTTTTTAGCTAAGATGGTTTTGTTGTTTATTGCCAATCATGCAGGTAATAACAAAACTGTTCAAATTCAATGGAACGATGTTAGTGTTGGTGGAACCTATCACATTGTTGGTGGATATACTTTGGCATCTAATGCCTATCTGAAGCTTGATGGTAGCTATCTTGTTCTTAATCCCGGTGACACTGTCATTGTTACACCAGAGGCTGGTTCAACTATGGATGCCACCATCACTGTTGAAGAATATTTTGATCCAACAAATAAACCATAAGGAACATCATGGCTAAAAGAGAACTAAGCGAACAACAGAAGAAATTCATTGAGGTGTTATTTTCTGAGGCTGGTGGCAATCCTCACAAGGCAAGGCAGCTTGCTGGCTATAGCGAAGGCTACAATACCAAAGTCCTTATGGAAGTTCTTAAGGAAGAAGTGATTGAGGCTACACAGCTATACATCGCTATGAATGCTCCTAGAGCAGCTATGGCGGTTGTTAGTGGTATTTCCGATCCTACAGAGCTAGGCTTGAAAGAGAAGCTCAACGCTGCTAAGGATTTGTTAGACAGGGCTGGCTTGGTGAAGACAGAGAAAGTTCAGGTGACAGCACCTAACGGCATCATGATTTTACCAGCCAAAGACAGCGGTGAGTGAAAGAGACTTAGGGGCTTGGATATTGCCACAGCCCAAAGCAAAGGAAACATATGTACCTATTCCAAAGATTAGAAAGACTATACCATTTGGTTACAGACAAGATGAAGAAAATCCTGACCTCTTGCAGCCAATACCTACAGAGCTTGAAGCGTTAGAACTAGCTAAGAAACACTTAAAACAATACAGTTCTAGACAGGTAGCGGCTTGGCTTACCACCACAACAGGTAGAACGATAAGCCATGTGGGATTGTTAAAGAGAATAAAGACTGAAAGAAAGCATGGATTCAAATCCGCTACTTACCGCAACCTTGCCACAAGGCTCAAAAAAGCCCTTGAGCAAGCGGAAAGGTACGAAGAAAAATCCAAGAGGCTCGGCAGGGAAGACCCAACAGGATACTTCGAGTCAGAGCAGTACAGCAAGCTCACCGAATATATCGATAGTAAACTCGCCAGAGACTCCTCTAGCGACACCTGATGATAGGGAAGTATTGTTTAAGCCCAATCCCGGGCCTCAAACATTCTTCTTAGCTTCCTCAGAGAGGGAAGTGTTATATGGTGGTGCTGCTGGTGGTGGTAAAAGTTATGCCATGCTTGCAGATCCATTGAGGTATATGGTGCATCCACAGTTTTCTGGGTTGCTTCTTCGTCACACGACAGAGGAACTTCGAGAACTCATCTGGAAAAGCCAAGAGCTTTATCCAAAGATTTATCCCGGCATCAAGTGGAGTGAGAGAAAGATGCAGTGGGAAGCACCATCAGGGGCTAGGCTATGGATGTCCTACCTTGATAGAGATGAAGATGTATTGAGATATCAGGGTTTGGCGTTTAGCTGGATTGGTTTTGATGAGTTGACGCAGTGGCATACGCCATTTCCGTGGAACTATATGCGTTCTCGCTTGCGTACAGCAGCGGCAGACCTACCAATCTTTATGAGAGCTACAACAAATCCGGGTGGTCCGGGCCATGCTTGGGTGAAGAAGATGTTTATTGACCCTTCTCCAGCGGGTAAAGCCTTCGATGCCACTGATATTGAGACTGCTAAACCTCTAGTGTATCCAAAAGGACACAGTAAAGAAGGACAAGCACTGTTTAAACGTAGGTTTATCCCTGCTATGCTAGTGGATAACCCCTACTTGATGCAGACAGGTGACTATGAAACCATGTTGTTGTCTCTTCCTGAGCATCAACGCAAGCAATTGCTTGAGGGTAATTGGGATATTGCTGAAGGTGCAGCCTTCACTGAGTTTAATAGGCAGATACATGTAGTGGAACCGTTCCACATACCGAGTAATTGGACTAAATTTAGGGCTTGTGACTATGGATACGGAAGTTATAGTGCTGTGGTGTGGTTTGCTGTGTCTCCAAGTGAGCAATTGGTCATCTATCGTGAGCTATATGTTAGCAAAGTGCTTGCCAAAGACCTCGCTCACATGGTGATGAGGGCTGAAGAGAACGATGGTCCTATGAGATATGGGGTGTTGGACAGTAGTTGCTGGCATAAGAGGGGTGATACTGGTCCATCACTGGCAGAACAGATGATTGCAGAGGGTTGTAGGTGGAGGCCAGCGGATAGAAGTGCTGGAAGTAGGGTGTCTGGTAAGAATGAACTGCATCGAAGGCTACAACTTGACCCCTTTACAGAACAACCAAGACTAGTTATAACAAGCAACTGTGTGAACACGATTGCTCAGCTACCCATCCTACCTTTGGACAAGAGAAACCCAGAGGATATTGATACTAAGGCTGAAGATCACTTATATGATGCTATTCGTTATGGTGTGATGAGCAGACCTAGAAGTAGTTTGTTCGATTACAATCCATTAACCTCTGGTGGCTCTGGAATGAAGATGGCAGACCCCACATTTGGGTATTAAAAGGTATTTATGGCTACAAATAATTTCATGGATGATAAATCTATTGGTTTAGGAGACAGAAAAGATGGAGAGAAAACACCATTTAGTGGTGGTTCTCTTTTAAGTTTCTTAAATGAGAGATATACACGATCTGAAGAAAACCGCAGACAGGACGAACAGCGTTGGCTCAAGGCTTATAGAAACTATCGTGGTCTGTATGGACCAGATGTTAAATTTACAGAGACAGAGAAGAGCCGTGTATTTATTAAGGTGACAAAGACCAAGGTGCTTGCAGCATATGGTCAAATCACTGATGTGTTATTTGCTAATAACAAGTTTCCTCTTAGTGTTGATCCCACTGTACTACCAGAAGGTGTAGTTGATACAGTACATATAGATCCTAAAGCACCAGAGGGAGCAGAACCTGAAATGGCTTCTCCTTTTGGTTACAAAGGTGATGGTAAAGACTTGCCTCCCGGTTCTACCTTGTCTTCTTTGATGGACAGGCTTGGTCCATTTAAGAATCAACTTAAAGACACTGAAGATCTTAAGGAAGGTCCGGGCGTTACACCCACATCCATCACATTCCATCCTGCTATGGTGGCAGCTAAGAAGATGGAGAAGAAGATACATGACCAGTTGGATGAGAGTGGTGCTAATAAGCATCTGCGTTCCACTGCCTTTGAGATGGCTCTGTTTGGTACAGGCATCATGAAGGGTCCATTTGCTAAGACAAAAGAATATCCTAGCTGGGATGAAGAAGGTACTTATAAGCCTGAGATGAAGACAGTACCAGAGACATCACATGTCTCCATCTGGAACTTCTATCCCGATCCCGATGCTACCAACATGGAAGAAGCTCAATACATTATTGAGCGTCACAAGCTAAGTGCTACACAACTAAGGGCTTTGAAGAATCGTCCATTGTTTAGAGGCAACGTCATTGAAGATGTTATTGATGAGGGTTCTTCTTACACTAAGAAGTATTGGGAAGATGACTTAAGAGATTATGCTCCCAATTTAGGCACAGATAGATTTGAAGTGTTGGAATATTGGGGCAGTATTGATGTTGAAAAACTAGCAGAGAATGATATTGACATTCCAAAAGAATTAGAAAGTTACAAAGAACTTCAAGCTAACGTATGGTTTTGTAACAACAAGATTATTCGTTTAGTATTAAATCCATTTAAGCCAGCCAACATTCCATACTACGCTGCTCCTTGCGAATTAAACCCCTACTCTCTATTTGGTATTGGTGTTGCCGAAAACATGGATGACACCCAGACCCTCATGAATGGTTTTATGCGTATGGCAGTGGACAATGCAGTGTTGTCTGGCAACCTTGTGTTTGAGGTTGATGAAACCAACCTTGTTCCCGGACAAGACATGTCTGTCTATCCCGGTAAAGTGTTTAGGAGACAGGGTGGTGCTCCCGGTCAAAGCTTGTTTGGAACTAAGTTTCCTAACGTAGCTGCTGAGAACTTACAACTGTTTGATAAAGCTAGGCAGCTTGCTGATGAATCCACAGGCATGCCATCGTTTGCACACGGACAAACTGGTGTGAGTGGTGTAGGTAGGACAGCCTCTGGTATTTCTATGTTGATGAATGCTGCATCAGGCAGTGTTAAAACCATCATCAAGAATGTGGATGACTATTTGTTAGCTCCTTTAGGTAAGGCTTTCTTTAGCTTCAATATGCAATTTGATTTTGATCAAAGCATTAAAGGAGACTTGGAAGTTACAGCCAGAGGTACAGAGAGCTTGATGGCTAATGAGGTGAGGAGCCAACGCTTGATGCAGTTCTTGCAGATTGCAAGCTCTCCTGCATTGATGCCGTTTGCTAAGTTTCCTTACATCATTCGTGAGATAGCTAAGAGTATGGACCTTGATCCAGACAAGGTGACTAACAATATGGATGAGGCTATGCGTCAAGCATTGTTGATGCAGAAAGCTACAGCTCCTGCTCCAGCAGAGGGTGCTCCTCCTGTTGGTGGTCCAGAAGGTGGCCCTCCCCCAGTGGCTGATATGACTGGTGGCGGTGGTGGAAACATTGGCGTTGGTGCTGCACCAGTGCCGGGTGAACAAGGATTTGCTGGTAATGTCCAAGCTGTACCTCCCCAAGCTTAAAGGCTTTGTAAACACTAACGCTACATGGGAAGCGTTCTTAGAACTTCTTGACGCTGAGATTGCTCAGCAGCATAAAAACTTAGAACAAGCTACTGATGTTCGTGAAATTGGAAAGGCTCAAGGAGCCGTTGCTGCTTTACGCAGATTAAGTTATCTTAAGGACGAAGTTAATGTACACAAATGACACAGATAGATTGTTCGCTGAAGGCGGTATGAATGATCAAGGTGGCACAGTAGATCCTGTGTCAGGTAATGATGTACCTGCAGGTTCTTTACAGAACGAAGTGCGAGATGACATTGATGCAAAGCTAAGCGAAGGTGAGTTTGTTATTCCCGCTGATGTTGTTAGATACATTGGTCTTGAGAGATTGATGAAGCTTCGTGATGAAGCTAAGCAGGGATTGTCTCGCATGGCAGAGATTGGTCAGATGGGTAATTCTCAAGAGGTAGAAAATCCAGATGCTTTGCATGAAGATGAAGAAGGCTTTGATTCTGAGATTGATGACATCATGCAAGAGGTGGATGGTGAGCAGATGGGTGAGAAGAAGTTTGTTGATGGTGGCTTTGCTGTTCCGGGAACAGACCTTCTTAATAAATATAACATCCCTAAAACATCCATCACCAATCCAGCATTAGATGTTAGAGCTTATAAGAATAAAGAAGGTAGGGTGATGTATATTACTTTCTTCAATGACAAGCCTTCCATAGCCATTCCTGCTGGATATGAGTTTGCTGGTTCTGCTGGTCAATTTATTGCAGAGACTAAGAAGACTGATGAAGCTAAACCAATTGTTACAGCAACAGAGACAATTGAGTCTGGTGGTGATGGTGGTGTAGGCGTAGGTAGTGGTGGTGCTACTGTAGGTGGTAGTGGTATAGGCACTGGAACTGGCATAGGCAACTCTGCAATTGGTATTACCATTGGATCCATTGCCAATGCCATCTCATCAATTACAAATCCTAATGCACCTATTAATGATGTTGCTGTTGTAGATGCTGTAGCTACTCCTTCTGATGCTGCTGCCGCTGCTGCTGCCGCTGCTGCTGCCGCTGACGCAGATGATGCTGACTCTGGCCCCGGAGCTAATGCTGCTGCTGCAGCTTCTGCTGCTGCTGATGCAGATGATGCTGACTCTGGACCTGCTGCTAATGCTGCAGCAGCTACTGCTGCAGATGGTGATAGCAGTGATGGTGGTGATGGTGTGGGTGTAGGCGACTTTGCTAAAGGTGGCTTGGTTGCTAAGCGTAAAAAGAAACCAACACTTGCTCAAAAAAGAGGCATTGCTTCTAAAAGATAATAATATATAATTAGCATACTCAAACCAGAGGTGGGCTGGTGAGTGTCAACAATTTCCCACCATATGGCTACCTATCTCCCTGCTTTGCAGCTACAGTTAGCCCCAACTTAAAGGTATGTTATGACAGAAGCGGTAATTAATCAGAATCAACAAGCTCAGGCTTTCTCTCCATTTGGTAAGCGTAATGCTAACAAGGATCGGATTGAACAAGAAGAAGCTGAGTTGAAACAATTGGCTGAAGATAAGAGCAATCCACCAGAAGATAACAATGGTGATGATAGCAACTTAAGCGCAGAAGAGAAGAGCTTTAAGAAGCGTTATGGTGATCTGCGTAGACATTCTCAGCAACAGCAAGTAACTTTACAGAAGCAAATTGATGACCTTCGTTCACAGCTACAGAGCAGCACAGAGAAGCAAATCAAGCTTCCTAAGAGTGAAGAAGAACTTAATGAGTGGGCTAGAGCCTATCCTGATGTTGCAAAGATTGTTGAAACAATTGCAATTAAAAAGGCTAAAGAGCAAACCCAAGCATTGGATGAGCGATTCAAACAACTAGATGAGCGTGAGCATCAGACAGCTAAGGAAAAAGCAGAAGCTGATTTGACACGCCTACATCCAGACTTTGATAGCATCCGTGATGATGATGCTTTCCATAACTGGGTTGAAGAACAACCTAAGTGGGTGCAAGATGCTTTGTATGATAATGAGAGCGATGCCATATCTGCTGCCCGTGCCATCGACTTGTACAAAGCTGATAAAGGTATTAAGACTAAGAAAACTGCCTCAGATAAGGGTGCTGCTGAAAGCGTAAACACCCGTGGTAGTCGTTCTGCACCTACAGGTGAAAGCAAAGATGGTGTCTTTTATGAGTC